GCAGACAGGCAAGCAGATAAAGAACGCACCTAGTACCAAGCGCGGCAAAAAGGCTAAGGTCAAAAAGGTGATGAAAGAATTTAAGCAGGGCAAGCTTAAGTCTGGTGGTTCTAAGAAGAAAGTAAAGAACCCCAAGCAGGCCATTGCAATTGCTTTGTCAGAAGCTGGCATGAGCAAAAAGAAAAAGGCTAGGAGACCCTGATGGCGACGAGCGGCACATTTGCATTCAATCTCGACCTTAGCGACTCTATTGAGGAGGCGTTCGAGCGTGCCGGTTTGGAGCTTCGTAGTGGGTATGACTATCGCACCGCTCGCAGAAGCATTGATCTGCTTATGCTTGAGTGGCAAAACCGTGGTCTTAACCTGTGGACCGTAAAGGAAGGCACGCAGGTGCTTACCCCCGGCACGTCGCGCTATGCGCTAGACGGAAAGATCTTTGACATTATCGAGGCATACCTCCGTACAGATGCAGGTGAGACGACAAGCCAGTTTGATCAGTCTATGTCTCGTATATCAGTGAGCCAGTATGCTCACCTGTCAAACAAGCTTACACAGTCAAAGCCACTAGAGTTCTACGTGGAACAGACACCGGACGGCATTGCGGTAAACCTGTGGCCTGTCCCAGATAGCCAAGAGACGTACACGTTTGGCTACTACTACATGGAAAGAATTGAGGACTCTGGCAAGCCAGCGTCTAACAACATGGACCTTCCAGCAAGATTTTTACCCTGCTTTGTGGCAGGTCTGGCTTATAAGTTAGCTATCAAATACCCAGCGGCATCAGAACGTGCGCCGTTATTGAAAGCGGATTATGATGAGCAGTGGAACCTTGCGGCAGACTCTGCACGGGAGAAGGCGTCCCTGTATGTTGTGCCCGGAGGGTATCAGTTTTGAGTTACGCTGAAGGCAAGTACGCATTTGGATTCTGTGATCTAACTGGGTTTAGATACCCAAAGAAAGATCTAGTTCCTCAGATTGTTAATCAGCGTCCTACAGGATTGTTGGTGGGCAGAGATGTCGTTGACCCAGATCAGCCTCAGTTGCAACTTGGTCGTGTTCGTACAGACGACCCGCAAGCGCTACGCAATCCGCGTCCAGATCGCGCACAAGCAGAGAGTCGTCAGCTGTTTGCGTTTAACCCTGTGGGAGGCGGCATTACAGAGCTAGGCAGTCAGACAGTTGGATTGGACATTGAGGCTCAGGTGGGCCGCGTAACGGTGGTGACCTAATGGCTTGGACATTAACAACGCTGAAGTCAGCAATACAGGATTATTTGCAAACGACCGAAACCACGTTCGTAAATAACCTTGATACGATTATTACGCAGGCAGAAGACCGCATCCTTAAGTCGGTGCAGTTGCCTGATTTTCGCATTAACAAGACAGGCACATTAACGGCAAGCAACCAATACTTGTCTACACCCTCAGACTTCTTAGCGCCGTACTCATTGGCTGTGGATAACTCTGGGTATGAGTTCTTGATGTTTAAGGACGTAAACTTTATTCGAGAGGCGTACCCGGACTCTGCAACGACGGGTGTGCCTAAGTATTACGCACTGTTCGATGACTCATCGTTTATCCTTGGACCCACGCCAAACTCTACATTCACGGTAGAGCTACACTATTTCTACAAGCCAGAGTCAATTACTACTGCGGCAAGCGGTACTAGCTGGCTAGGCGATAATGCAGAAAGCTCGTTGTTGTATGGCTGTTTGCTTGAGGCGTACACCTTCCTTAAGGGTGATCCCGACCTTATGCAGTTGTATGCAACGCGATACGAAGATGCGCTTGGTAAGTTGAAGGCGCTGGGCGAAGGATATAGCACGACTGATAGCTATCGGTCTGGCGCAGTTAGATTGCCGAGGGGCTAATGTTTGAGATAAGTGTGGCACAGGCTGGCACTGTGAATGTGGTAACAAGTGATAACGGCGGCCTTGGTGTTGATCACTGGGCAGACCGAGCAACAGATACGATTATCTCTGTGGGTGACAAGAACCACCCAGAGATCGTCCAGCAAGCAAAAGCTTACAAGGACAACATCCGTCATGTAATTAAAACCTACATGGAGGAGGCTATTAAGAGTAGCAGAACCAACACCATTGTTGAGCTAGAGCGCAATGGTTATGAAGATGTCGCGGCAATTTTGAGGAAAATGTAATGGCGATCACTCAGGCTATATGCACATCCTTTAAGCAGGAAATCCTGCAAGGGATACACAACCTAACCAACGGCTCTGGCGGTGGCACTACAACCACAACTGGAACCGGCAACACATTTAAGCTGGCGCTGTACACAAGCTCCGCGACATTGGGCGCTTCTACTACGGCGTACTCAACCACCAATGAGGTGAGCGGCACAGGTTATTCGGCGGGTGGCGGAACGCTAACAAACGTTACACCGTCTACGTCGGGTACGACTGCCTTGACCGACTTTGCAGACTTAACATTTTCCAGCGCAACTATCACGGCACGGGGAGCGCTGATATATAACTCCTCTACTACGGCAGGCTCTGCTGATCGCGCTGTTCTTGTGTTGGACTTTGGAGGAGATAAGACTTCTACTGCGGGTGACTTTACTATTCAGTTCCCAACAGCAGACGCAAGCAACGCGATCATTCGTATTGCTTAAGGAGTAAAACATGGCTGATGTCGTCGTCGCCTTTGAGGGTTGGAGTAGTTCCACCCAAGGGTGGGGCGAAGCAGGCTGGGGCCAAGGTATTGCAGTACCGGGGGCAACCGCCTCTGTAGGCTCCGTAACTATTGTAGCTGAGGCTAATGTATTCCCAACAGGGGAGTCGGCCACAGTTAGTGTCGGCACTGTCGTTGTTTCGGCAGACGCCAATGTTTCTGTTACAGGCGAACCCGCAACTTCATCAGTTGGGTCTGTAACTGTTATTGGAGAAGCTGTTGTATCACCAACAGGTGAAGCGGCAACAGCAAGCGCTGGCAGTGTCACCATCTCTGGTGATGCAAATGTTAGCGTTACAGGTGAGTCAGCAACGGTATCTGTTGGCGATGTCACCGTTACTGCTGACGCTGTAGTTAGTCCCACAGGCGAAGCGGCTACCGCATCGGCGGGCAGTGTTGCCGTTACAGGCATTGCTAATGTATCGGTAACTGGCAACAGCGCCACGGTTAGTGATGGCACTGTTACAGTAGAAGCCAACGCAGATGTCCCTGTTACTGGTGAATCTTTAGCATCAAGCGTAGGTAGCGTAACCGTTACCGGAACAGGCGTTGTTAGCCCGACAGGTGAGGCGGCAACGGCTCAAGTTGGAACGGTCTTTGTTGCGCTTGGTCAGACCATTGCTGTTACAGGTAATGAAGCTACCGTTTCTGTTGGATCTGTAACTGTTGATGCTGGTTCTGTTGTTCCTGTAGATGGCATACAGGCTACGGCAGAGGTCGGCACTGTTCTTGTCTGGCAAGAAATTATTCCGGGTCAGGATGGAAACTGGCAGGACATAGACGATTCTCAAACACCGACATGGGTTGCTGTTGACAGTAGTCAAACACCCAGTTGGTCTACGATTGATGACAGTCAGACTCCTTCGTGGAGCACAATAGATGACAGTCAATCTCCCAATTGGAAGGAAGTTGCGTAGCAACCGTGAGGAAATAAAATGGCGACATACGTCAATGATCTCAGACTAAAAGAAATTGCGACGGGTGATGAGGCCGGTACGTGGGGAACCAGTACCAACACAAACCTCGAACTTATCGGTGAGGCACTGGGCTATGGCACGCAGGATTGCTTCTCATCCGATGCAGATGCAACCACTACCGTTGCCGATGGAGCCACTGACCCGGCTCGTGCAATGTACTTCAAGGTCACTTCTTCAGCGACATTAACAGCCACTCGCACTCTTACCATCGCACCCAACACTATTTCGCGTGTAATGTTTATTGAGAACGCCACAACAGGTTCTCAGTCAATCAACATTAGCCAAGGCTCCGGTGCAAATGTAACGATTGCAACAGGCAAGACTGTAGTTGTTTATCTGGATGGTGCGGGTTCTGGTGCGGCGGTAGTTGATGCTTTGGCACTGGTCGATCCCGGCGTTACCGATACGCTGGCGGAAGTGCTGGCCGCAGGTAACACCTCGGGCGGCACTGGCCTAGTTATGTCTTCAGGCGATGACTTGACCCTGACCGGCGCAAACTACAACGCGGTGTGGGACAGCTCTGCCGACGCGCTTGAGTTTGGTGATAACGCTAAAGCAGTCTTCGGTGCTGGTAGCGACTTGCAACTCTATCACGACGGGTCAAACAGCTTTGTTGATGATAATGGCGTCGGAAACTTATTCATTAGAAGTGTGAACGGAGATTCTG